TGACATAAAAATACCGACCTCCAAAGTTAGATTTTTTAGGTCTAACTTTTGGGGGTCGGGTCACTTGGCAGGGTGCTTTTTTGTGCCTTTTTAATTCTTTTTTAATAAAATTAGCCTAATTACTGCAATTTTTAAAAGTATTTTACGCATAGGTAAGGGGGGTGTGATATGAGTACGGAAATTGTGACTGCGCTGATTGTTGCGGGCGGAAGTATTATTTGTCAATTGCTGATAAATGCGTCAAACCGTAAGCGACAGGAAAGCGAAAACGAAAAGACCAAATCATTGATTGTGTATCGGTTAGATCAGCTTGAACATAAGCAGGATAAATATAATCATCTGCAAGAGCGTGTTTTCAAACTTGAGCGAATGTCAGCCGTTACGGACGAAGAAATAAGAGTTGTAAATCATAGAATTGCTGACCTTGAGCATATAAATAGTGAAAAGAAATAAGCTAATATCGCTTTTATGGGCAGAAATTTATATTGAACTTTTAAATTAAAATGTATTACAGGGGGTGAAATTATGAAAAACGGTTTTAAAATATGGGCAAAAGCTGCGGGTATCCGTGCGGCAAAAACCGTGGCTCAAACAGCGATTTCGGTTATCGGCGTGTCTGCGGTGCTAAGCGATGTGAATTGGGTGGCGGTTGCTTCCGCAAGCGTGCTTTCGGGTATTCTTTCGTTGCTTACAAGTATTGCGGGATTGCCAGAAATATCCGATAATAAATAAGTACATTTTTAAGGCATCGGAATATTATGTAATATGAAGATGTGTTTTACTAAAAACTGCCTTAAAAGAGCATTGCGTACATTCCTACAGACGGCACTCGGATATATTCTCGCTAATCTTGCGTTGTTTCTGACGGGAACGGATTTTGCGAATGCAGAAATGTGGAAAAGCGCAGTCTGCGGACTTTTGGTTTCTTCGGTTTCGGCAGGACTTTCAGCGGTTATGAACCTTGAGAAAAAGGAAGAACGGGCAGAGTGTGACGATAAATGCTCAAAAGATGAAGAAAACAAATGAATACAATTTTACAAAAAATTAATAATAATATTGTCAGCCGCAGGTCAGCTCGACCTGCGGTTATTGTTTTATGCTGAAATTTGTATTATAATATAAAGGAAATATCGTATGGAAATACTTTCATCTACGCTTAATCACATAGCCGTGCTTTTTTCTTTTATTCTTATCGGCTTTGTTCTTAAAAAGAAAAATATTTTATCTGACGGTAGCGGCAGGACTTTGTCACGCCTTGAAAACGGAATATTTATGCCTGCGGTCGTAATCAATACATTTTGGAATAATTGTACGGTGGAAAATATAAGCCGAAAATGGATTTTCCTTGTTTACAGCACTGTGCTTTTGATTGCTGCGGTTGTGCTTGCTTTTATTATCTCAAAATTTCTTACCAAAGACGAGTATTTGCGTAAAGTGTACAGATATTCGCTTTCGGTATCAAATTTCGGATTTGTCGGAACTGCGCTTGTTCAGGGCATATACGGCGCTGACAGCATTGAACTTTTCGATTATTTAATATTCACCTTGCCGCTGAATATGTTTACTTACTCAATCGGAATTGCGTGGCTTGTGCCGTCGGACAAGGGCGGATTTTCTTTGAAGTCATTGCTGAATCCGATATTTGTGTCGCTGTTTATCGGCGCAATTCTCGGACTTTTGCAAATACCGAGGGTGCGGCTTGTAAGTACAATTCTTACCGATTGTGCCGCCTGTATGGCACCTGTTGCAATGATTTTGACAGGGTTTGTAATAGCTGGATATGAAATAAAAAGCCTGCTCAAGGTAAAGCAGACTTATATTGTGGCGGTGCTTAGGCTGATAGTTTTTCCGACAATTTTTGTGACTGCGTTAAGGCTTTTTAATACGGATAATGAAATAGTTTTTGCCGCACTCTGTGCAAATGCAATGCCGTTAGGACTTAACACCGTTATAATTTCATCGGCATACGGAGAAAGTCCGCAAACAGGCGCAAGCCTTGCTCTTGTGTCGCAGGCAATGGCGGCGATTACCATACCGATAATGTTTTTAATATTTTTTAGGAGATTTTAATATGAAGATTTACCTTGCATCGCCGTTTTTTAACGATAACGAAATTGCAAATATTCACCATGCGGCTGAAATTCTTAAAGCAAAAGGTCACGAAGTTTTTGTACCTATGGAGCACGATGTTGAGAACAGGGAAAGCCTTACCAATGCAGAATGGGCAGAGGAAATTTTTAAAATTGACAAAGGCGGAATTGACGATTGCGATGCGGTTGTTTTGCTTTACGGCGGAATGTACTCCGACAGCGGAACTGCGTGGGAGTGCGGATATGCCTATGCGAAAGGCAAAAAAGTAATAGTGTGTTGCTATAATATTGAGCAGACCAATCTTATGATAGTAAACGGCTGTCACGCATTTTTAAACGGAATAGACGAACTCTCATACTATGATTTTGATAAAATGCCCGTTGTCCGCAATGCAGGCGAACAGAAGTAAATACATTTGTTTAGTACGGATACTTAAATTATGGTCCGGCATATTTTTTAAGCTAAGTAATTATAAAGTTTATTACTATAAAATTAACAGAGAAATGCGGGTGATAATTATAGCAACTAAAATCGAAAAATGGGACATTTAAAAAAGTATAAACAGTTACGGTTTAAATATAAAATCTGTAAGTGATGATTTTGACGGTTTAACAGTTATTCTTGAAAATAATGAAATGGAATTGTTTTCAATCAGATGGGCGGATGTGGAAAGTTATTGCCGTTCAACGGAAGAAATGCGTTTTAAATTTATTGCAGGTGAATGGTAACAAGTCAGAAAAGAATTTCCAAATCAGTCTTTTTTTAAAGTTATTGATTCACCATATATAAAATGGATTAAAGAACAAGCAGGTGGTTTTATGGACGATGATAAATTAATTCATTTTATGATTGTTTCTGCTGATTATGTTCTTGATACAGTTTCAAAATATGAACCGGATGAGTATTATTTAAGTAAACTGACTTGTTCGGATAGTACAAAAATCTCTCTATGGCATAATTTACTGTGTAACTTTATTGATTTTAGCTGATATTGTTTGATACCGAAATTCACTCAAAAAGCAAAGGCTGAGTGATTGAAAAACATAGCAAATAAGCCGATTTTCAGTGTTTATCACAAAAAATAAGCACCCGATTGCTCGAGTGCTTTTGGCGGAGATGGAGAGATTTGAACTCTTAACAAATGCAGTATTTAAGCCATAAAACGGCTTACTGTGTAAAATCTGTGCAATGTGTTGAAATTCTGTTGCTTTTAGTAGTTGTTTTCAAAGTATGTATTCAGCTTATTAAGTGCCTCTGTTTTGTGCTTTTGTGTAAGGTGAGTGTAGATGTCTGATGTAGTGGAATATTGAGCGTGACCTAAAATTTCCTGAACATCCTTTATGTTCAGATTAGCCTCAAAACAGATTGTAGCAAAGCCGTGTCGGGCAATGTGGGGAGTAAGCTCGGCAAGGCCTGTGGCAGTCTGATAGTCTTTCCAAAGTTTATCAAAGCGTGACTGTGTGTAATATTCGCAGTCACAATTAAAGACAATTTCATTTTTCTCGCCCTTGATTTTAAGTAACTCTGTTTCAAGACCTTTTGTAAGCAGTACATCACGCTTGCCTGCCTCTGTCTTCGGCTCTTTTATGTGTGGTGCATTGTTTACATGATACAATGACTTTGTGATATGTATTATATGGTTTTCAAAGTCTATGTCGCTCCATTTAAGAGCCAATGCCTCGCCTCGTCTGACACCTGTATTGAGAAAGAAAAACGCAAGCAATCCTCCCGGGGCAGAGATTGAATTTTTGATAATCTCGATTTCCTCGTATGTTGGGGCTCTGCGGTGCGTTCTTTTAAGATTCTTACTTATTTGTATGTATTGGCAAGGATTGCTTGTTATATATTCATTTTGTGCGGCATAGGTGAAAATAAGGCTAAGTACGGATGCGTATGCTTTAACGGTTTTATATGCCCAAGATTTAGGAAACTTTGCTATATAGCGGTTGATTTCACGAAGTCCGATGTTTGTTATAGGCTCATTGCCAAAATAGTCAACAGCCCGTTCTGCTCGTGGCTTGTATGCCTTGACAGAACCTTGGGCAAGAGCTTCAAACGCATGGGCTTCCCATTCTTCCACAACAGCCGAGAACGGCATACCTGACTTAGTTTGCTCACTTTCGGGATTATAAGCAAAAATTTTCTTTTCAAGTTCTTTTTCGGTTCTTGCTCTGAATATGTGTCTTTTGCCGTCATAGACGATTGATTTTTCATAAAGCCCGTCAGGCCTGCGGTAGTATTTTTGATTTGCAGATTTAGAACCGCACCAAGGGCAGAATTTAAAATCAGACTGCAAAGTCTTTTTGCATCTCTTGCATTTCATAAAAAACACCTCTGTATTCATTTTTTATTGACACAAAGGCTAATTTATCTTATAATAATTAAAGACTTTCCACAGTCTTGTATGGCCTTTGCGTCGTACACCGCTCTATCCTGTTGGCGCAGGGTAGGGCGGATTTTTTTATTCTAATAAATGTTACTGTAAAATCCTACGGCTTTAGTTGCTCTTTAATTTTAAGAGATTCACGATACTGTTCAGCCGGAGCAAGTCGAGTAAATTCTACCGTTTTATCGTAATTCTTTTTTACAACTTCTTCTATTTCATCAAGAGTAACATTAAAGAACTCTCGTCTTGTGTTAATCATATTGACTTTTCTATTCTCAAAGGCTTTATGTAAAGCTGCTTCAAGTGAAGGAGCATCGTCGGAAAAAATCATTGCGTGAACATCAAAGTTAAACGGAACAGAAGCGTCCCCAAGCTCATCAACTCGATCCATTGGTTCAAGTCTGCGTGTCATTCCGATTTTATATACATTTTCACCAAATGAACCAACATTTGAAATAATATAAACATAGCCAGCTCTCGCATTTGCTGCTCTATAATCAATATCTTTCATAGATTTATCTATTTCGGAGAGTTCATTAACAATTTGTTCTTTTTTCTTGAGTAATTCAACTCTATCTGCTTCATTTGCAGTTTCAATTTGTTGCTCAATATGTGATAAAGCATTCTGATAATGCGATTGCTCTTTTGCTATCTTTTTACGAGTTTCCTCAATTTCCTTTTGAAGTTTTGCTTCTTCACGCATTCGGGCTCTTATTTCCTTTTGTTCTTCCTTTTCGTCTTGCTTTTTCTTTTTGTATTCAAGTGATAAGCAAAGTTCTTCGTACTTGGCATTAAAATATTGAGTAGTTATTGCAATTCCCATAATGTTGCCAAGTTTTGAAATTGCTTCACAGGAACTACGCATCCTTTTTAATGCCGTATCAAAAGTATTGTACTTAACTTTATCAATAAGTTCATCACATTCACTATTGAATGCTCTAAGCAAAAGTTTTTGCATATCTTTAACCATTTTTTTGCCCTGACTTTTACTTCCATTTACCGTCCAATTAGTGTTACCGGTAACAGCTTGACCATTTTTTATAAGAACTTTTTGAGTATTTCGAATTTGTGATAATCTGTTTTTATACAATTCTGAAGAAGCAAAGTCGTATTTAGGAGTATAAAGTCCGAAACTTTGTAACTCAATTTGTTCATCCATACAGATTATTTGAGATTGTTTGTTATTTATAGTGTTATTTAAACCGATAATTTTGTTGTTTAAATTATTGATCTCGTTATTTTTTTGCCCAATAACTGCATTTAAGTTATTAATATCATTTTGCAATTTCTGTGTGAGCATAAGTAAATTTTGGGCATTATACATTTCAGGAGTAAATGTGCTTCTAAGCTGATTAAGTTCAGCTTGTAAGCGTTCTACTTCTGACTTATATTGATTACCCTTAAAGGTATCAAGAAATCCCATATCAATTCTCCTTATCAAATAGCATTAGCCTCGAGCTCGTTATGTACAACAGGCTCATAATCATAAAAATGCTCGGATGTAATGTGCTTTAATTCGTGCTTAGCGGCTTTCTGTTGAGTATCATAGCTAAGCAGAATATTAATATATACATTGTAATTGCCGTCCTCATCTAAGACCGTTACGCCTCGTACGGTCAGCGGCAATTCTAAACCTCTAATAAAAATTTCTCCCAAAGCTATTCATCCTTTTTTAATGCTTCAATAATTCTGACTGCTTTTTCCACATCTTCTTTTGTAGCACCCTTAGTAAGACTAAATAACATTCTTAGTTCACTTCTGTTCTTGAGCTCCTCGAGGTATTCTTGGAGTTCTGAATTTAATTCGGCGGAGGTCTTTGAATCTGTGAGTGTGTTCATATCTACATTGAAATAGTCAGCTATAGCTTCTAAAGTTTCAAGATTAGGTTCTCTTGTGCCATTCTCATACATACTAATAGAACTTTTAGAACAACCTAAATGCTTTGCAAGTTCTTCTTGACTTAGATTTGCTTTTAATCTCAACTGTTTAAGTACATCGGAGAACATTTAATCACCTCTTGTGTTTTGTTTACTACATAATATCACGGATTGTGAAAAAAATCAAGTAAAAAATTTCACAAAATGTGTTGACATTTTTAAAATGCTGTGTTAATATAATGGTACACGATATGTGAACTCACTTAAGGAGGTGATAAAATGAATGCAGAAGTCATTGGCGAGAAAATTAAAAACTTAAGAGAAAAAAATAATATCTCAAGAGAAAACTTTGCAAATGCCGTAGAAATCAGTCAATCTGCTCTTTCTATGTACGAAAACGGACAGCGTATTCCTCGTGACGAAGTTAAGTTAAGAATTGCAAGATTTTTCAACACCTCAATAGAGGAACTTTTTTTTACAAATTAAGTACACGAAACGTGAACTAAATGTTTATCTTACAATTCAGTATAGCAAATCAGCTGTACAATAAGCCGGACTTTGCCGTACAGCAGAAAACAGCGTGAGGAGGTGAGGAGATGCGGAACGATACTCTATCAATCATATTAGCTGTATTATCGATAGTATTGCTGATATGTTGCACGATCGTTCAAAATATTACTCAGAACACAATTAATAAACAAAAGGATACTATAGCCATTATGCAGGATACTATAGCCATTATGCAGGACACTATAGACACTCAAAAAGGCACTATAGCTACTATGCAGGAAATTATAGATATTCTTGAAGAAAGCAGGTGAAGAAAAGATGGAAGTAATAATAATTTTAGGACTGCTAATGCTATTCACAGCTTTTGTTTCAGCAGTATTAGCAATAAAAATAGTAGCCGCCCATTTGTATAAAACAATAGACAGCTACCTTGATAAGCACGACGCTCAAATTATGGATCTGATTAAGTGGGCAAAGGACGAAGACAAACATCAATGAATGCTTGTCCAAATTAAACGAAATTCTATGGCAAAATAGCAGTAGGAGGTGAGAAGATGAACGAGCTTGAATATGAAAAAAAGCAACACCACTATTGGCATACAGCATTTTGCATAGCAGTGTCGCTTTTGTCTGCAACTTGGGCAGGTATTATATTTTGGGTTTTAGTTCCGTAGGGAAGGTGAAAAAATGTGTTTGAAATATATTTATTAGGAATTATCGGGATTGCACTTGAAATAACTGCTTTGGTCTATACATTTGCATACAAAAATTCAAAGTATGTCATATCAATGTTAATGCACATACTTGGAACAGTTTGCTGCTTATTGCATTTGTGCTTTATTCTACTTTTCTGGGGACTCTAACACTATATTTCTTAGCAATAATCTTTACAAAATCTTCTAAAGTTTCTCTTGTTTCATCGTAACAAAGATTAGCTATGCCGTTATTTATGCTGTCAATATAATTCCATTCTGATTCATCAATGTATAAATATATTTCCGTGGCACATTTACCAAAATCTGTTTTTGAAGTGTTGTTGTGGTGATACACAACGGCACCTGCACTTGCTATATATGATTCTATAACTTCGGTTCTATGCTTGACATAGAATTCATTGTTTTCTTTTACATTTTCCGAACGCATTGTCAACTCTTTTTCCTTAATTGAGTAATGACCGTTTATTATAGCGGTAACTATCGGAGAAACAATGGAAAGCAAGAGTGCCGAGATAGAAACAATTAGAGCAATGGTACTATCCAATCTTTACACCTCCTTTCGTGTTTAAATCATAGCACTAAAAGAGGTATAAAGCAATTAAATAAAAAAAGAGGTGAGAAGATGAAAAAAGAAGACAGAGATAAGGTTATAAATGCTTTATCAGAATTTGTTGTAAGGGTAGCAAAAGGAGAAGCGACCTCTACAGCAGAAGTTGCTGTTCTGCCTGAGGTCGCCAAGGTTTTGTTAGTCTTTGAGGGCTGAGTTTTGAAGTGCTTCATTTATGCCTTTAAAGAGTTCAGTATAGAATTTAGCCACTTCTTCGCCGTTCTCACCGCAGGGAGACATATCAGAACTGTTAGCCTTTGCGACTGCAATTTCTTTGGCATACAATGCCGCAATTTTTGCAATTGAGTCTTCTCTCATAATTACACCTCACTTTCATTATATAGCGTAATGAACTGCCGTTCATTACTACATATAGTATACCATAGAAAGTTGGTGAAATCAATGCACATCAATGAATTTGCTGAAATATTGCTCAAAAGCAGAAAACAGAAAGGCTTTTCGCAAAGCGAACTCGCTAAAAAAGCAGGCTTTACAAAAAGAGCTATCCAATACTGGGAGAAAGGAGAAAAAAGCATTTCACTTGAAAACGCTGATAAGTTGTTTAAGGCGTTAGGCGTACAGATTACTATTGGAACTCAATAACAACTCACTATCGAGTTTAATTTTAAGGAGGAAACAAAATGGCAAGTTTAAAACTCATTGACACCAAGGATAAATTCCTGCTTGAGATTGACGGCAAGGAAATCCCGTATGTTACAAGCTATCAGATTACCCGAACAGTAGGCGACGTGGTACTGCTCAAGCTGGCACTCAGCGTTGCAAATGTGGAAAAGGTTGAAATCGTATCAGACAAAATTACAGAGGAGAGCAGGAGGGAATGACATGGCAAGAGAAAAGCCGTTATTTCGAGACAACCTCGACAGGTTAGACATTGCGTTTCCGGATAAGGAAGTTTTGCAGTATCGGGACATCGCAAAGTATCTCGGAAAAAGTTGCGTTACTGTTAAGCGACACTTTCAAAAAGACTATAACAAGAAACTCGGCGGTATAAGCAAGGCAGTCCTTGCAAGTATTTTGAGTTGATTAAAGGAGAAGAATTACAATGGCACTCAGACACATTAAAACAAAACGCAGTCTTAAGGACGAGAACAAGCACTTACATAGCTTGGTTAAGCACCTACAGATTGAGCTTGAGAACGCAAGGCTTGACCTTTGCATTAAGAATGACGCAATCAACGGTTACAAAAGCGAAAACGCAAGGCTTAGACAACGCATTAACAGTATGTATGCGTATGATGTTTTTGGGGAGGAGGTGTAACAGATGACAAAAAAAGTAAAATCCAAAGTGCTTGAAATAATGGCACTTGCACTCGAATTTAACGGCAGAAGTACAAAGTGTGAGTGCACTGGTAGCAAGCCGACAATATTTGTTAATTTTAGCGGTCATACATGCGAGTTAGATTTTAATATCTACACACAGGGGTGGACTTTTCACAATACAAATGCAAGAGAGATTAGAGATATAATTTATCTCGACCGTACATCGACATTAAAAGAGCTCAACAAAACATTAAAAACGCTTAAAGCTGTTATCGCAGAATACGAAGAAAGAGAAAACCGCTGAAACTCTCGCACAGTTCCAGCGGTTCAAAAGGATATATAAAATTAATATCAATTTTATTATATCCTCAAATCAAATAAAAATCAAGAGGGAGATAAGATGATTACCTGCAATCAATTCTGCAATACATTTGCGGTAAGCATTGACAGTGCTGTATTTGAGGAAGTAAAACGGAGGGCAGAGCGTAAGCGTAATTACATAATAAGCCGTTTTGGTGACGGCAACGGTGCAAGACTTACAGAAAAGTATATGCTTGAGCTTATGCGTGATGAGCTTTGCTCATTTACCTTAGAGCAGTCAACAAGGCTTGCTGTGGGAGGTGTTTAAGAGTGTGTTACGGTTTAGCTCCAAATGCACCTATACCGCAAAAGAAAGGTGAATGTGCTTGCTGCGGTTACGAACTCAGAGAAGATTATACATATTTTGAGGACAGCGAGTGCAACAAATTTTGTAGTAAAGACTGCGCAGCAGAATTTCATAAAATCACAGAAAAGGAGTGGCAGTGATGAACGAACAGTCACAGCTTATTGTAGTTAAGCAAATACCGATTATTATTGAAAAACTTGAGTCTGTTAAATCTGAAATTGAGCACAAGGTAAATGTTGCTTGCTCAATGGTTTGCACAGATGAGAACTACAAAGAAATCAAAAAAATTCGTTCGGCTCTCAACAAAGAGCTTGCCGAGTTTGAAAGTCAGAGAAAAGCCGTTAAGTCCGAGGTAATGACACCGTACGAGCATTTTGAAAGCGTGTATAAGGAGTGTATTTCCACACCTTATAAAAAAGCTGATTCAGCATTAAAGAGCAAGATTGAGGCTATCGAGCAAGGGCTTAAACAGGAAAAGCACGATAAATCAAAAGCGTATTTTAACGAGTACGCCCAAACGCTCGGCATTGATTTTGTAAAGTACGAGCAAGTCGGCTTGAGCATTACGATGACGGTTACGCTTAAAAAGCTCAGAGAAACAATCAAGGCTTTTCTTGACAAGGTTATGGACGACATAAAGCTCATTGCAGTGCAGGAGCATAAAGACGAAATTCTGTACGAGTACAAGCAAACTTTGAATGTATCTGCTGCAATAACTTCCGTAACCGAAAGATACAAGGCTATTGAAGCCGAAAGAGCAAGGGCAGAAGCTGAAAAAACAGAGCGTGAGAAAGCAGAACTTAACGAGCAAGCAACATTGAACGAATATGAACCGTTCGAGGCAAATGTTGCAGTAGAAGTAGCTCCACCGGAAGAAAAACCACATATTAATCAAACCGATGAAAAAGTATTTTCTCTTACATTTACAGTATATGGTACTAAAACGCAGCTTAAAGATTTTGCAATAGCAGTTAAAAAGTTAATCAACGAAAGGGGATTAAGATATGAGTAATTATAACATTCAGAATCAGATTCAGCAGAGAAAACCAAAATTTTCAGCCATGCTCCAGACAGTGGCTTTTCAGAAAAGCCTTTCAAATTCAATGAAAGACCCGAAGGAAATCCAAAAGTTTACGGCGGCTATCACATCTGTGGTAAGCACTAACCCAGCACTCGAAGAATGTGATGCTGGAACAATTCTTTCAGCGGCACTTTGCGGACATTCGCTCGGGTTGCCACCATCACCACAGCTCGGACAGTATTACATGGTTCCGTTTAAGGACCGTAAGAACAATCGTACAACAGCAACATTCGTTCTCGGTTATCGTGGCTATATTCAGCTTGCTATCCGTTCAGGACAGTATAAGAGACTTAATGTGGTGGAAATCAAAGAGGGAGAACTTCACAATTGGGATCCGCTTACAGAAGAAATTACAATCAAAATGATTGAAGATGAAACAGAGCGTGAAACAGCTGAAACAATCGGATACTATGCTTATTTTCGCTATGTAAACGGCTTTGAGAAAGCTCTTTACTGGAGTAAGGATAAGATGAAACAGCACGCAATGAAGTATTCAGCCGGATATGCAAATGATATCAAGAAGGGTACAAGCTATACATTTTGGGCAAAGGATTTTGATGCAATGGCTAAAAAGACGATGCTTAGACAGCTTATCAGCAAATGGGGCGTTATGAGTGTTGAAATGCAGACAGCGTATGAATCTGACAATCATATTATCAATGCCGACGGTACTCCAGATTACGAAACAAATACAATGATTGATGCAGATGTACCTTCTGATGTAACATTACCAGAACCATCTGAACAGCAGACCGATGATGAAGCTTTCTCAATTGATGATCTTGCAGAGTGAGCAAGATGATTGATTTAGATATTATTAGTACAGGCTCTAAAGGCAACGCAGTCTTTCTTGGTGGTCAGACCTTAATTGATTGCGGAGTGCCTTTTAGCAAACTTGTTGATGCGAAAGTTGTTGATAAGATTAAGTATATTTTCCTAACTCATCAACACAGAGATCATTGCAATATTGCAACCATTAAGAGACTTATTAACGAACACCCCCTAATTAAGATAATCTACCCAAATTATCTGTGCAGACATTTTAGTGATTTTGAAATCCCCTTTCTGATAAAAAGTTCGTGTATAGTTACTGAGAGCAAATGGTACACAATAGGCAATATTACATTTTCAGCTTTTCCGTTAAGACACGATGTGCCTAATGTAGGCTGGAAGCTCTACTTTCGCACTCAACAGGGGATATATAAAGTCATATATGCTACCGATACTGCGGATATATCTCATATCGTAGCTAAAAATTATGACTTGTATCTTATCGAGGCTAATTTCACTCAAGATGAAATTATTAATCGAATAAAAGATAAGAGAATGAATGGTCAATATGTGTACGAGGAGAGAGTTCTTCGTACACATTTGAGCAAAGAAAAATGCGATGAATGGTTGTATCAGAACATGGGTGTCAACAGTGCTTATGTTTATATGCACCAACATGAGGTCTTATTATGATTACATCAGCAAATATAGTGGCATATGACGGCTACAACTTAATAGTAAGACCTCGTGACCGCATTGGCAGAGAACTTTCACAAAAACAGGTCAACGAGGTTGAAATAAGAATAGTTGACGGTAGAGAAATATCTGCCGAACAACGAAGAAAAATATACGCAGTAATCAGAGATATTGCATTCTGGTGTGGTGATAATCCGGAATGGATAAAGGAATACTTCAAATTTAACTTTTGTGGTGAGTTTGGAATAAAGTATTTCTCCTTGGCAGACTGCGAAAAAAGCGTAGCAAGGAATTTCATAAGCTATCTGATAGACTTTTGTTTTTATCAGAACATCGGTACAAGAGATACCTTGCTTAATGTTACAGATGATATTGGTAGATATTTATATAGCTGTCTTGAAAATCGTAAGTGTGCGATATGCAATGCTCCCGGCGAAATTCATCATGTTGATAGAGTTGGGATGGGCCGAGACAGGGAACAGATAGTTCATATAGGACTTAGAGCCATCTGCCTTTGCAGAAAACATCACGATGAAGCACATTGGCATGAAAAAGAACTGTTTGAAAAGTATAAAATCTATGGCATAGAACTCGACGAGTATCTCTGTAAAAAACTCAAACTCAATACAAAGGAGTGATGTAGTGAATGGCTGGACAACCAAAGCAAGGTTTAGACTTTGCCGCTTGGGATGTTCACATTTTCGATGACGATGAGAGATTTGATGTGCTTATCGATGCACAGGGATGGAGCGGCTTTGGCGTGTTCTTCTATATTTGCACGAAAGCATATGCCACTAATGGTTATTACTATGAGTGGCGAGAAAAAACCAGTGCGGCCGCAATAGCGAAACGAATGAGCGGTGGAATTAAATCAGATACGGTAAAACAGGTAGTACAGCTTTGCTTACAAATTGGGCTGTTTGACAACGGGCTGTTTGATAGGGAGAGAATACTGACAAACAAAATGATGCAAGAACGGTATATGTACGCTATTGAGAAACGCTCTAAGCGAGGTCGCACAATTAATAAAGATTACTGGCTTTTGAAAGAAGATGAAACAAAGGCTTATATAATTGTACCCGAAAATGAGCATAATCTCTCCGAAAATGGGAATAATCTCGCCGAGAATGACATAAAGAAAAGTAAAGTAAAGGAAAGTAAAGAAAAAGAAAAGAAAAGCGATGTTTTTATTTCTTTATTGTTAAAAGAAGAAAGCACTTATCAAGTGACATTTTCTCAGCTGAATAATTTTAAAAATATTTACACATTGATTGATGTTGAAAACGAACTCGTAAAGATGTCTAAGTATTTTGAGCTGCACCCCGACAGCAGAAAAACACTTGATGATATCGAGAATTATATAAACCGTTGGTTATTAAAGAGGAGTGATGAAGTTGACAGCATACGAAAGAATAATTCAAAAGTACCTGCCAAAAGACCGAGCACAGGAGCGTTTAACACAGGCGAGGTTGTACTCTGAGCTTACGGCAGAGGAAAAGGCACAGCGAGAGGCGGATATTTTTAATGCGCAAACAGGCAGGCTGACAGGCTATGACTGCGATAAATGCAAAAACAAGGGTACGATATACAGCACAGTAAAAAGGGATTTTTGCGGTACAGAAACCTTTGAGGTGGTTAGCCGACCCTGCGAGTGCTTAAAGGTGAGAGCAGAGATTAGAAGAATTAAGAAAAGCGGACTTTCAAAGCTTATTGAGAGATATAACTTTGACACATATCTTGTAAAAAATGATTGGCAAGGTTACATAAAGAAATGTGCTGTTGACTACGCCAAAAAGCCGATTGATTGGTTTTACATTGGCGGTCAGTCAGGCTGTGGCAAAACACATATATGTACAGCTATTGTCGGTTATTTGTTAAAACAAGGCAAATCAGCAAGGTATATGCTGTGGGGAGATGATATAACAGCAATCAAGCAAGCAGTGACTGTTTCCGAACAGTACGATAAACTTATGAACAATATCAAAAATGCAGAGGTACTGTATATTGATGATTTTTTCAAGACACGCAGCGGCGAGAGTGTAAGTAATGCAGATGTTAATACAACATTTAAAATTATAAATCATCGTTACAATGAACAGTTGCCTACGATTATCAGTTCCGAACTGTCAATCAATGAGATTTCTGCGATTGATGAGGCATTAGGCAGTCGTATAGCCGAGATGACAAGAACGCATAAAATTTATATTTCAAAAGATAAAAACAAAAATCAGAGGTTTTGCTATGGATAAATCAGTAACAGAATTTTTTATGAAGATGGATAAGGTTCCTACTGTAACTGCTCAAGAACGCAGAGTAAGGACCGTTAAGGGCAAGCCGGTATTTTACGATTCACCGAGAATAAAATCGGCTAAGGCTTTACTTGTGGCTCATCTAAAACAGCATAGACCGCTAAAGCCGTATGATAGTGGTGTAAGGCTGAGGGTAAGCTGGCTTTTTCCAAAAGGCAGACACAAAGACGGTGAGTATCGTATTACAAAACCCGACACAGATAACCTACAAAAAATGCTCAAGGACTGTATGACGCTCTGCGGATTTTGGACAGATGACGCACTTGTGGCAAGCGAGATATGCGAAAAGCTTTGGGCAGATGTGCCGGGCATTTACATAAGGATTGAACAGTTATGAACATCTCGCAGGTTAAACGCAGTCTTGGGCGAAAGGTGCTTTACAATGGTACAGAATACATTCTGACAGGCTGTATCATCAGACGAGGCACAACAGGTCAATTTTATTATCAGGCTGAAATAAAGGATTTAAACGCTAATTCTGCATTGTTGTATTGCAGACTTGAAGATTTGGAGGAGATGAAATAAATGTATTCAGCTATATGTCAAATATGCGGTAACGAATTTACCGCAAGAGCAAAAACAACAAAATATTGTTCAGCTTGTGTCAGTAAAGCCAAACCCGAGGCGGCGCTACACAGAAAAGAGCAGTTAAATAGACCGCCGACAACCGATACAGAATTTTTAATATGTTTATATACATACAGAGGTGATTCGATATCACGCATTGCAACGGATTTGAACAGAAGCGAAGAGGATGTTCAAAGCATATTAAATGAAGCAAAAGCAAGCGGTCGTTATAACATGCACATACAAAAACATCTTAACTCTGTGAATTACAAAAGTACACTTAGTGACGATTATGTTGACAGCGTGTGGGACAGCGAGAAAGCAGGAAAAAAGAAAAAGGCAGGTAAAAAATGAGAAGGAACTGGACGCAGGAAGAGGTTGATTACTTACGGAATGTGTGGGGAAATGTTAGTGTAAAAAACATTACAAAACATTTATCACGCTCTGTTTATTCGGTACTTAACAAAGTTAATAAATTAAAGCTTGGAACTTTTCTGAGCTGTGGAGAAAGATATGTAACTTTATCATATTTGAGCGAAGCTGTTTATGGTAATCAAAGTAGCGGAGGTTACATCAAAATTTCTTGGGCACAAAATAGAGGTCTTCCTTTACATACGATTTGCAGGCAGAAAGAAAAGTTTGAGGTAGTTTATATTGATGAATTTTGGGAATGGGCATACAAGAATCAGAGCTTTTTGAATTTCTCTAAATTTGAAAAGTATTATCTTGGTGTAGAACCTGATTGGGTTGATAAAAAGCGAAGAACTGATATAAGGCACAGCTATAAATTTATTACATCACCTTGGACTACTGTTGAAGATGAGCGACTTAAGAAATTTCTTGCTGAACATAAATATAGCTATAGAGAATTATCGATACTGCTTAATAGAACGGAAGGAGCAATACAGAGAAGAATATTAGACATTGATATTAAGGAGCGACCAGTTAAGGCAAATAATCACATAAAGTGGACGGCTGAAGAATTTAAGAAGCTTGGTGAAATGATTAAATCAGGCTATAAGTATGAAGAAATGTCAGATGTGCTTGGCAAATCTGTTAAAGCTATCAGAGGTCGAGTATTTGACTATTACTTGACCGAAAGGCTTGATAAGGTAAGAGCATACATTGGCAATGGTCAGTTTGGCGATAATCTTCCGGACAGGACGATTAAATACAAGAGGTTTATGTCTGAAGAGGACAAGGAGAAGATAAAAGTCTTGTTATCTATGCTTGCAGGTGAAATTAAATGTGTTGCGAAAGAGAACTCAAATGTTGAGAGTGAGTACGCTGATTTCTGGCAGAAGGAATATTGCACACACTGGGACAGCGTCAAAGGCTGCACGGCAAACGAAAAAGACTGTGACAGCTGCACATCATTTAATAGAATAGAACCACAATTCTGCAAAAGGTGTGGAATTACCTTTTATGAACGAAAAAGCAATGGCATTTGTAAGGACTGCAGAACCGCGAGAATTAAGCAAGCTCAGAGGAAATATGCGATACTGAACAATAAAAGGAGAATATAAATGAGAGAAATATTATTCAGAGGAAAATTCGGGAACGAATGGAAGTACGGCTTTTTGAGTATTGAACCCAAAGGCTTGGTAATCAAAGAGCCATACAAGAACGATAGTTCAAATGTGTGGCATATTGAAAGCGACACAATAGGTCAGTACACAGGAATGACTGACAAGAATGGCACGAAAATCTTTGAGGGTGATATCATTGATTTTCTTTACCGCTCGGATGGTGACGACTATGGAATCGTTCAGTACGATGTTGATGAAACTGAATTTGGATTTGTGTATAATTTAATCTATGATGGATTGGGCAGACACTATTGTTCAAGAGATATTGAAGTTATCGGCAACATCTACGATAATCCGGAACTGCTGGAGGAATGAAGATAAATGGATAATAAATTAAAAATTCGTGAGGTATGCGGTGATTATGCGTTGGATATACCGTTCACAGACGGTAGTGTAAACACGATATACTTTAATTCAAAACGAAATGCCGAAACAGTTAAGCATATTATCGAAGTTGACGGTAGTAACTCCAATAATGCTACGGAGTGTGAAATGGAAGAAATCAAGCATGGAAAATGGCTTGTGAAAGATTTTGACTTAAAGGAACTTGAAGAATATATACATCCGTATGGCGGACTACACGGCACGCCGTTTTGCTCAAAGTGCGGCAGAAACGCATTGCTCAACGGTTGCGAGGAATATGTGGACAGCAACTACTGCCCTTATTGTGGGACTAAAATGGATTTGGAGAGGTGAAGAAATTGATTGATTGTACGAAAACTGAAAATTACCTTGCGGAAAAGCAAAGGATGACGAAAACACGTAGTGGTGCATATTACATATGCAAACTTGATTGTGCTGACTGCCTTTTAAGTGCTAAGAATAATGGCACAGGTGTTGCGTGTACGGACCTTGAAATGCTCAATCCCGAAAAAGCAATCGCAATCGTGCAGAAATGGAGCGACGAGCATCCGCCGAAAACTTATTTAAGTGAGTTTTTAAAAAACTATCCGAATGCTCCTCTTGTTCACGATGGAACACCTGAAATATGCCTTCGGAAGTTAGGCTTGACAGATATAAAGACTTGTAGAGTAGGCGGCTGCGTAGAATGTTGGAATCAGCCTATTGAGGACGGTGAAGAATAATGAGAGAAATATTATTCAGAGGTCAAACTCGCAGATACGGCGAAAAAGTCAGAACTTTAAAGGAGTAAAAATTATGACAAGATATGAACTCGAAAGACATTTAGGGAAATATGTTGAAATCGTACTTTTTGACGGAACGGTGATTGAGGGCATTTTACATAAAACAAGTGAAAAAGCCTTCGAAAATGACGCTAATTTGTCAATACCAAAGTTACGATATTTCTGCACTTGTGGGGATAAGGTTGTTAGTAATTGTGTTTTTAGATTGTCCCACATTAAAAAAATCAGTCGTATAAAAATTAAACTTAAAGTTGTTGACGAAGTTAAACTCTCAAAGTGGGTAAAAAAGGAAGTCAGAAAAGTAGGTGAAGCGGAAGCATACTGCTTAACTTGCGGGAGAGAGGTTGTTTATCAAGTCATTAACAACCGTTATCAATTTGAAAACTATTGCCCACATTGCGGTGCAAAAATGGATAAGGAGTGAGCAAGAATGAAAGCCCATATAACTAAAGAACCTGCTGACATATGTGATCATTATACACGAGATTGTAGTATATCTTTTCTCGCTACCGTTACATATCACCCACCTAAGAATAGTCATAGGAACGCACCTTGTCCTTGTGGAAGCGGAAAGAAATATAAAAGATGTTGTTTGATAAAGGAGAACAGGCAAAATGACAAATTTTGAAAAGATAAAGCAGATGAGCGTTGAGGATATGGCGGAAATGTTGCTTGATGCAAGTGAAAAACATTTTACATACTGCAACCATTGTTCATATCAAAGTTTTTATGCACCGCATTGTACATCTAGCAACCTTCGAACAGATTGCGTATATGCAATCAAAAAATGGCTTGAAAGTGAGGTAGATACGAATTGACGGCGAGAGAGATTAAGGGCAAAATAATAGATTTTGAACTGTATCGTATGGAAAAGGAGCTTGAAAAATTTAAGGATTACGATAAAAAGAACTTGTTTGCAGATTATTATGCTAGTGACGAATGCAAAAACCCAGACAGTTACGGAATTGTATGTGTAAAATGCGGAGAGTGCGGACGTACTTTTACAAAAGATGGAATTTTAAAGGAGAATTAAAATAAATGAAAGTACATCATTGCATAGATGTTTGTTGTGGAGGCCGTATGTTTTACTTTGATAAACATAACCCAGATGTAGTCTTCATGGATAACCGTAAATTTACTGTCAAACCTGATGTTGTGGCCGATTTCAGGAATATCCCTTTTAAAGATGATACGTTTAATTTAGTAGTATTTGACCCACCGCATCTAATCAAAGTAGGGGATAAATCTTGGTTGGCAAAAAAGTACGGTAAACTTAACCCACATACATATAAAGATGATTTATCTCAAGGGTTTAGGGAATGTTTCAGAATTTTGAAACCATATGGAATTTTGGTTTTTAAATGGAATGAAACGGATGTTAAAACTAACGAGATAATTAAATTATCACCAATACCTCCAATTTTGGGACATAAAAGTGGGAAAAATGGTACTGAAAGTGAGGTGGAAGAATGACCGCAAAAGAAATCAAAGACATAAACCGAGAAATTACGAGGTTAAAAGCTAAGATTGCACGCATAGCCGCCGAGGCTGACAATACATCGCCTAAGCTGTCGGATTTACCGAGTGCAGGTCAAACATCTGACAAGGTCGGCAATGCGGTGGTGCAGATTGCAGATATTCAGAGGGAGATACAAAACCTTGAAATCCGCCGAAACGCAGCGCTCAACAGTCTATCTCGTGACGATTTTGTGGAGAACTGCTTATTTATGCACCTTAGCCTGCGATACAGCTGGGCGAAGATTGCAGTCGATACAGGCGGAATCAATACCCCCGACAACATAAGAATTATGTGCAACCGCCACCATTGGTAAAAGTTGTTCGGTTTTTCGGTTTAGGTGCAGTATAATGTAAACTGAAAAAAGCAACAAAATGACATAGGCATTTATGTCCTCCTAAAATAAATCGCACAGACCGCTCTCGTTTGAGGGCGGTTTTGTGTTAGTGTGAAAGGCGGTGTTGTATTATGGCTATGCTAACAGCTAAGCAACAAAGATTTTGCGATGAATATTTAGTTGACCTTAATGCAACACAAGCCGCAATAAGGGCAGGATATTCAAAAAAGAACGCAAATAATATAGCAAGTGAAAACTTGGCAAAACCCAACATAAGGGAATATATAGACAAAAGATTATCTGAAAAAGAATCAAAACTAATTGCTCAGCAAGATGAGGTTCTGAAATACCTTACTGCAGTTATGAGACGTGAAAAGAAAGAAAGCGTTGTTGTAACAGTCAGTCAGGAAGAGTCAACATACAAACCTGATGAAAATGGTACAATACGAAAACATACAATTAAAAGCGAAGTGCCGGAGATAGTAACGATACCAACAAGAATATCCGACGCAAACAAAGCGGCCGAGTTGTTAGGTAAAGTATATAGCCTTTTCAAGGATAAACTTAATGTTGACGCAAAGGTTGAGCAGTCCGAAAAGCTATCCGATGTGTTCAGACAGTTGGGTGGTGAGGGACTGAGTGAGTAACAAATTCCCGCTGTCACAAAAGTATATCGACTTTATCAACACAACAAATGTGTCGGCTGAATTTCTTGAAGGAACTACAGCGTCCGGCAAAACTACCGTCGGAGCAGGCGTTAAGTTTATGCGAATGGTGTCGCAATCGTCGAAGAAGCTTCACGCAATTGCCGCCAAGACAACGGGTAAAGCCGAAGAAACGATTATTCAGCAGGATAACGGTATTCTCGACCTGCACCGTAACGCAATTTACTGTGGCAACGGCGACAAGGACTACAAGCTCCCGCATATCAAGTTTGAGGGCAAAATTATCTATGTTCTCGGTTACAGCAGTCGGGATAAGTGGGAAATGGTTCTCGGTGCACAGTTCGGCTGTGTGTATATTGATGAGATAAACACCGCCGATATTGAGTTTATCCGAGAGATGTCAACCCGAAACGATTACTTGCTCGCAACACTCAATCCCGATGACCCGTCATTGCCTGTTTACAAGGAGTTTATAAACCGTTCAAGACCGTTTAAGAAATACGCAAATGATGTTCCGCCCGAAATTACGGCGGAGCTTACAGAAGAACCTGTACCAAATTGGCGGTATTGGTTCTTTTCTTTTGCAGATAATTTAAGTCTTACACCGGAACAGGTTGAAAAGAAAAAAGCCTCTGCTCCAAAAGGAACAAAGCTTTATAAAAACAAAATCTTAGGATTGCGAGGCAGGGCAACAGGGCTTGTATTCTCAAACTTTGAGAGGGCAAGGCACATAAAAACAAAAGAATGGGCAAAGCGGTTTTTAAACTCCGACCGTAAAAGCGAGCATTTTATTCAGTTTACGGCAGGACTTGATACAGCCTATTCGCAGAAGTCACCCGACACAATCGCAATGACCTTTTTCGGAATCACAAACAGGGGCAAGTGTATTCAGCTTGACGAACGAGTGTACAACAATGCCGAACTACAAACTCCGATTGCACCGAGTGATACGGTACGAAATTTCATTGATTTTCTTGACCGCAACCGGGAGGAGTGGGGCTTTGCGAGAACTGCATTCATCGACAACGCCGACCAAGCGACTATTACCGAATTTCAGAAGTACAAGCGGCAAAACGGCTGTATTTATGATTTTGCAAATGCGTGGAAGAAAACAAAGATTATCGACAGAATTAACCTTGTGCTCGGCTGGCTTGCCACTGACTGTTATTTTGTGCTTGAACATTGTAAAAACACGATTGCCGAGTTTGAAATTTACAGCTGGCGAGAAGATAAAGACAACACACCCGAGGACGGTCACGACCATTGTATAAACAGTGGGCAGTATGCGTGGCTGCCGTTTAAAAATATTATTGGAAGTGAAATAAATGGGGCTGATAAACAGAATGGCTGATACAATCAGAACAGGATTAAGAAATTTTTTACATATCACTAAAGCGCCCGACAGAACGATAACCGTTGACGAAACGAGCAATCATCAAACTGAATGCTTTACCAACCGCATTTGGTATTGGGGCAACAGCAGACAGCTTTCACAGCTTTACACACAGCTTGACAGCGACAAAACACGCTTTTGGTCTGCCGAGTGTACCAAAGGGCTGAAAATACGAAAAATCCACACAGGCTTGCCCGCTCTCATTTGCGATACACTCGCTAATATTGTGATTGCAGACTATAACGGTACAGAGGTTACAAGCAAAAATACGACAGCTTATGCTGAACGGTGGGCGGAGATAGAGAAAGAAAACAAACTCGCAGGTGTAATAAAGCAAATGCTCCTTGACCTATGTGTTGTCGGTGACGGTGCTTTTAAGGTCAGCTTTGACACGGCTGTATCAGATGTTCCGATTGTTGAATGGTATCCTGCCGAAAACATCGACTTTACTTATGTGCGCGGCAGAATCAGAGAAGTTAAGTTTTATACCGATTACACGCAAAATCACCGACATTTCCGTTTTGAGGAAACATACGGTTACGGCTATATTCGTTATGCTTTGTATGATGATAACGGCAGAGAGGTCGATTTACACACAGTTAAGGCACTTGATTGGATAGACAGCAACGGTGTGACCTTTGACACATCATATATGTGGGCAGTACCGGTTATTTACGGCAAATCGTGCCACAAGGGCAGGGGTGCGGGCATTATCGGAGCAAAGACAGACGCTTTCGACAGCTTAGACGAGGCGTGGTCGCAGTGGATGGACGCTTTAAGAGCTTGCAGGCCAAAGCAGTACATACCTAATTGCCTTATTCCATACAATGCCGAAACCTGTCAGCCGATGGCGCCGAACCCGTTTGATAATAGATTTATTGAGGTAAACACAGACACAAGCGAAAACGGCAACGGCAACAGGATTTACACAGAAAGTCCGCAGATTCAGCACGAAAGCTATTTAAGCTCATACATCACCGCACTTGACCTTTGTTTACAAGGTGTTATATCTCCGTCAACGCTCGGTATTGATACAAAAAAACTCGATAATGCCGAGGCACAGAGAGAAAAAGAGAAAACAACTCTGTATACAAGACAGAACCTTGTTGAGCTCACCGAGAACGCTATGCAGAGCCTTGTTGAAGTTGTACTCAATGCAGACAGTGAGCTTAACGGCAAGGGAATTGTTGACGGAATAGAGGTATCCGTAAACTTTGGTGAGTACGCCAATCCGTCATTTGAAAGTCAGGTTGAAACCGTTTCAAAAGCAAGACAGGGCGGTTTGATGTCTGTTGAAACCTCGGTCGAGGAATTGTACGGCGACAGTAAGTCGGACGATTGGAAAGCCGAAGAGGTACAGAGGATAAAAGAAGAACAGGGCATAGCGAGCGAGGCAGAAACCTCGTCATTCGACGATTTGGCAGGACTGACAGATGAGTGATTACGATATCGGAAAAGCCTTTGAAGAAATCGAAAATGAACTTATTGACAGTATGATGCGCAATTTCAGCCGTCACAGGGCGGAAGAAGAAAAAGAGGGCTATAATTGGACCCAATGGCAGGCAGAACAGCTAAAGGCACTTGAGGAGTACCGCAAAACGAACGCCAAAAAATTCGGCAAGCAGTTCAAGAGCATTAACAGCAAGGTTGAAGAGATGATACACACCGCAAGAGCCAACGGCAACGCAGAACAGGAAGTGAAAATCCTCGAGGCAATCAAGGACGGCTTTACACCGCATATGCCCACAGGAGCGAGCGCAGGCGAATTTTTTAAGGGCAATGACCGTAAGCTCAATGCTCTTGTAAAATCGACCACGGACGATTTGAAGAGGGCGGAAACGGCAGTTTTGCGTATGAGCAACGATAAGTACCGCAAGGCGATTTTTAACGCTCAAGTCTATGCAAACACAGGTGCAGGCACTTACGAAAAAGCAGTTGATATGGCTTGTAAGGATATGCTCAACGCAGGGCTAAATTGTGTGGAGTACAAGAACGGTGCAAGGCACACGCTTTCAGACTATGCGGATATGGCAATCAAGACAGCAAACAAGAGAGCCTATCTAAGAGGTGAGGGCGAAGAAAGAGCGAAGTACGGGCTTTCCCTTGTTGTGGTGAACTCAAGGCAGGGCGGCTGCCCCGATTGCGCAAAGTATATAGGCAAGGTGTTTATTGATGATGTGTATTCAAACGGCAAAAAGTCGGACGGCGATTATCCGCTGCTTTCAACCGCCATAGCGGAGGGACTTTTTCACCCACGCTGTAAGGACAGCACAAGCACCCACTACCCGGAACTTGACGATTTGAGCGGACCTCTCTCCGATGACGAGCTTGCAGAGCTTGACCGCCAAAGAGGACTTGAAGTACAGCAACAGCACGCAGAAAAGCAAGCCGAACGCTTTGACCGTAGGGCAAAATACAGCCTTGACGAGGATAACAAGAAGTTTGCTAAAGCAAGAGCAGACGAGTGGCACGACAGGGCAGAAAAACTGTCGGAAAAAACAAGAGATTTTACTATCGACGACAGTAAGCAGAAATATTATAAGCCTGTAGTTGACGACGGTGAAGAAAAAGACTTTAACAGAAAAAACAGCGGTAAAAAAATTACAGTAAAAGCACATAAGACCATGGGCAGTAATGATATTTATTTATCCGATAAAGTAAAGCTGAAACGCAAGCAATTCCATAAGTTTGATAAGAATGTTACAAAGATTTATGAAATGCTCGGTCAGAGCAAATCTGAAAACAAACCTGCTATTTGCATATTATCCCCCGAAGAAATGGGCAAAAATGCAGTTGCAACTTACATACCGACTGATAATGTTTTAACTGTAAATTCAGCTTATTTTATAACTAAGAATTTAGCCGAATTGCAGAAACCGTTTGCTTGTCCTGACAGTGAATTGAGTTCGGTACTTCATGAGCTTATCCATTGGCAAGATGCCGAGAAATACAGACAAAAATTCGGCGAAATTACCGATTATAACGCATATTGCGATTATCTTAATAAAATTTATGCTCCAAAGGTTGAAAAATTGATAAAAAGCGGTTATAATATAAGTGATATAAGCGAGTATGCAAAATTGGAATTTCGTAAAAATGAATTTGATGAGGTACATGCCGAATTTTGTGTTAAGCAACTTTTACAGAGGTGAGATATATGAGGATTATTTATTCGGATAAGGTAAAAGACTTGACTAAATTAATTGAGCCATATGTCGAGTGGAATAAATTTCCCCCTAAGTTGAAAGATGATGCTCCCGATGATATAAAGAAAGCTGAAGTCCTTTGCAATGAACTTATGGAAAAAGAAAGAAAACAATTTCTTGAAGATAATGGCTTAATCTAACCGTTCCGTAACAAGAGAGGGTTTGTTATACTAAAAATTCAATAACCAATTAAAGCACTTAATCAATCGGATTGAGTGCTTTTTTTATGCGAAAGGAAATGTGAAATGACTAATGAAGAATTTTTGAAACTTGCAAAAAGGACAGTAAAAGACTATACAACAGAACATCTTGATAAATCAGACGGCGAAGTCGACTTTTGCGTATACGTTGTTTGGTCTTGTAAAACACTGCAAAACAGCAAAGCACTTCTGTCAACAACGCTCTGTGACGGTATGTATTATGAGTGTACATACAACGGTGACAAAGACGAAATGTACTTTGATGCGTACAAGAAGTTTGAAAACAGGGTAATTAAACACTAAAAAGAGCGGTTTTGTTATTTTAACTTGCCCGTAAAGGGTTACAATTCGTAAAAACGGCTTGTTTTCGGACTTTTTAACTTGCCTATAACTTGCCAAGATAAAACTTAATACATCAAATCAGCACTTTGAGAAATCAGAGTGCTTTTTTGTATTTAAACCCGTCGATTTCGACGGGTTAGAAAGGCGGTGACAAAATGAAAGTAAGAGTAATTACATCGTTCAACGACAAGACCGAGGGGTTTATTAACAGACCGATTAATGAAGTTTTTGAATGCTCCGAGAGCAGAGCAAAAGACCTTATCGAACTTGGCTATGTTAAAGAGGCAGTCGAGGAAGTGCCTGCCGAGGAAAAGCCAAAGCCTAAGAGAAAATTGACAAAACATATTTAAAACGCACTTGTGAGTAACTGCACAGGTGCTTTTTTATTGCCCGAAGGCATTAAACTACGGGAGACACCGTGCAAAACTGAAACAGAGAGACACTCTATAAACTGATTACGGGAGACACCCGATAACTGAAAGGATTGATAAAATATGGCAGAAAATAACCCAACACCTAACCCAAACGAAACACAGCCGACACCGCAGGGCAACCCTGCACCTGCGTTTGATTATGACAAGCTTGCAAGTCTTATTAACGGCAAGCAGAGCGTGACAGAGGACACGGTTTTAAAGTCATACTTCAAGGAGCAGGGATTGTCAGCAGATGAGATGAAACAGGCAATCGGTGCTTTTAAGGAGCAGAAAGCCAAGAACACACCCGACATTGCGAAAATGCAGTCTGACCTTGAAAATTCAAACAAGGCTAAGCTCATTGCAGAGGTGAACCAGTCGGCTACTCTTGAGGCAGTTAAGCAGGGTGTGGATATTGCAAGCATTCCGTATGTACTCAAAATGGCGGACTTTTCTGCAGTTTCCACAGACGGCAAAATCAACACAGAAAAGCTGACCGAGGCGGTTAAGAAAGTGCTTGACGATATTCCTGCACTCAAAGCAAAAGCAAGCGAAAACGCTGGCGGTGTTCAGAAAATCGGCGGTGACGGTAACGGTACATCAGACGGTACTAAACAAAATTCAAGCGTTCCGACAAAGAAATGGAACAGATTTAATATTTAAGAAAGGACAATTTAACTATGGCAAACACAAATAACTATGCAGAGCAGTTCAGCCCGGATTTGCTCGAAATTCTTATGCAGGGCACACTTACTTCACCATTCATCACTTCAAATGTAAAATGGGTAGGTGCAAGAACATTCCATTTTACACAGATGTCAACAACAGGCTTTAAGAACCACAGCAGAGAGGGCGGTTGGAACAAAGGCAAATATACACAGACAGATGTTCCTTTCACTTGCGAGCACGACAGAGATATTGAGTTCCTTGTTGATAAGGCAGATGTTGACGAAACTAACGCAACCGCTAAGGTTGAGAATATTTCAAAGGTGTTTGAGCAGACACAGGTTGCACCCGAAACAGACGCACTTTTCTTCTCAAAGGTTGCCGCAAAGGCGCAGGCAACAGACGGCTATCATTCAGCTACCAAGTCAACCGAATGGACCAAAGCAAGCGCTTACTCAAAGCTCAAGACTATTCTTTCAGCCGGCAAGCTCCGCAGATATAAAGCAAGAGGTACGCTTGTTGCTTATGTAACATCAAACATTATGGATTGCCTTGAGCAGTCAACAGAATTCACTCGCAAGATTGAGCTTACCCAGATTGCCGAGGGCGGTATGGGAATTGAAACAAGAGTAACCGAGATTGACGGCTGCCCTGTTATCGAGGTCATTGATGATGAGCGTTTCTATGACAGTTTCAACTTCAATCCTGCCAACGGTGGTTTTGAACCTGCCACAGGCGGTCACAAAATCAATGTTCTTGTCGCTTGTGGCGATACCTGCAAGACTGTACCGAAGATTTCAAGTATTTACTTCTTTGCACCGGGGGCACATACAGAGGGCGACGGTTGGCTCTATCAGAACCGTACACTTTCCGATACATTTGTTTTCCCTAACGGCAAAGACGGCAAGATTGACAGTATTTATGTTGATGTTGACACAACGGAGGTTGCGTAATGTATGCCAATTACATTGAACAGCAGGGCGGAGATGAAAACAGCATTATCTCCGCCGAACACATTGATGTTCTGACTTTTAACCGCATTGATTTTGAAAAACTTTCGGAAATGCAGAAGAGAATCATCAGCAGAGTGCATAGCAGACTTACTGCTTTTGAAGAAGAAAATGCCGATATGATTTCTTCCTATCTGAAAAATTACAACATCAACGGTGTGGGTATGGAGTTTGGCGCAAGTTGGAATTTGATGTGCATAAGCGGTGTGGCAATTCCTGCGGACCTCTACTCTCTGCTTAAATCAACAGGGCTTTGTTATCCTGCAATATGAGGTGATATGTTTTGAAATTTCCGTCACTTGTAAAAAAGCAGTTCTGTAAAACTCCTGTCGAGGTCACAATCTACGGTGAGGGAATAACCGAGGACGGCTCTCCTGTTGTTGCTTTCCGCTGCGGAGAAATATACCCGTCAGACACCTTATTGCCGAACACTAATTTGTTTGCGGGTAATGCTCATTGCAATATGCAGTCAAAGGCAAAGACCATATACACAAAAGAACAGAAAATCGTGCAAGTGTCTGCAGTGCTGCTTTTTGACGGTGACATTGCTCCCGACATCCCGACTTTGAGCGCAGGCTTTGTAGTGCTTGACGGAGTAAAGCGTAACATCGTACAAGGCATTAAACACCGCAACCCTGACGGCACAGTGAATTTTACGGAATTGGATGTGATTTAATGAGTTTTTCGGTAACATCAAAAATCAAGCTGAATCTGCCTGTACTAAAACAGCTCGATACAGCACAGCAGACGGCATTGCGCAATACCACAGACGCATTGCTTACGCAGATTAAAAACACGCAAGTAATGCCGTTTGATACAGGTAATTTGCAGAACGAAAGCACATTTGCCGACTACTCAAACCTTGCGAATGGGGAAACAAAAATCGTATCAAGTACGCCGTATGCCAGACGGTTGTATTTTCACCCTGAATATCATTTCAGCAGAGATGAAAACATAGCGGCAGGAGGTAAGTGGCTCATTCTTTGGCTCAAGGGCGGTACACGACAAAACTTTTGTCAAAAGGCATTTGCACGATTTTACAAACAGGAGGCAGGACTTTGATTTATTTATCAGACGTCAGAGATTGGCTGAAAAGTGTAACAAATGCCGAGCATTACTACATTGGCAAGCTCGACAACAAACAGGATAAGTCAATCGGCGTGTACTCTCTCAAGCAGTCGGGCGCTCCTGCAAGGGCAATAGGTGATGAGAGCACATACAGCACAATGTGTGTGTCCTTGCTCCTGCATTGGAACAACAACGCAAAGGAAACGGAGCAAGCGGCACGCAAGCTGTTTGAAACACTATACAGCATTAAGAATGTTAAAATCAACGAACACACAATTTATATAATCGAGCTGCTCACCCCTGAGCCTATTGATGTGGGTACAGATGACAAGGGCATATATGAGCAGGTCATTGAAGTTAAATTTTACTATGAAAGGAAATGATATTATGGCAGTAAAAAGCGGAGTTTATCCTTGCTACGAAAATCAGTTTGCAATCGGTAAATCGGGCACAGACACAGCCACAACTCCAATCGCAAATTGTGAGGAGTTTTCGGTGGCATTTGACAACGGCGTTGAGGAATGGACAGCGTTTGAGAACGAGGGTTGGAAGTCAAGACTTATGACAGCCAAGAGCGTTACAATCTCTGTAAAGGGCAAGCGTACAATCGGTGACGCAGGCAACGATGAAATCGCAGAGCTTGCGTTTAAGAACGGCACAGCCGTACAGCTTCCGTTTAAGTGGACTTTCCCGAACGGTGCAAGCGTACTCTTCAAGAATGCGGTTATCTCTGTAACAGCAAACGGTGCAGCCGCAAGCACAAGTGTTGCACCTCTTGAATTTGAGGTTATGTCAAACGGCAAGCCCGAATACACACCTGCAGCCTAAGGAGGTATAAAGTATGTCAAAAATTATTGATATTACAAACAAACTTAATTTTGATGAAAGACCTAAGCTCGTAATTAAGGGCACTGAAATTGAGGTCAACAACGACGCAATTTCTTTTATCAAGGCTATTGCTCTTTTCGACAGCGAGAACGATATATCAAGCTCTGACATTTTATCTGCGCTTGAGCTTCTCTTTGATGAGGAGAACAGAGAAAAGATTGCGAAACTTCATCTCTCGTTTGTCGACCTCTCAACTGTTATTAAGACAGCAACAGAGCTTATCGCCGACAATGACAGCGAGGGGGAAATTCAGACCCCGGCTACGACTTAATAGATGATTTCGATTTAATCGTATCGAGTTTTAAGTCAGAGTACGGGGTGAGCATTTACTCCGAAGATTTTAAAAAGATGACTTGGGCGGAGTTCAGCTCCCTGCTGTGTGGCTTGGGAACTGACACGCCTCTTGCAAGAACGGCTCAAATTCGCCTTGAGAACGATGAAAATGTTTTGAAGAACTTTACATCATCTCAACATAAAATACGCAACAAGTGGCGTTCACGCACAGCAAATAAACGCACGCAGGCTGACATAAACACAGCCTTGCATGACTTCGAAATGATATTTGCTAATATGTAAATATTGCATACAATTTTGTTTATTTTTATAAAAATCTTGACTTTTATGTATATTTTTGGTAATATAAAGAAAATGTGAAATAAAGTAACATTTTATTATAAAAGGAGAGATACAAATGGAAAATCAAAATACTGTGCAGACACAAGAAAACACAAAGTTTTGTAAACATTGTGGTGGGAAAATTGCGAAAGAGGCTGTTATCTGCCCACTGTGTGGATGTCAAGTTGAGCAAATTACAAATACACAAGGTACACAACCTATTGTTATTAATAACACTAACAATAACACAAGTGCAGCCTCTGCGACAGCGGTCGCCAATGGTGGAATGCAAGGAAAACCTAAAAGCAAATGGGTAGCATTAATTTTATGCATTTTTCTTGGATATCTCGGCGCTCATAAATTTTATGAAGGCAAAATCGGAATGGGTATTCTTTATCTTTTCACCGGAGGTTTATTTATCGTTGGTGTAATTATAGACATTATTGCTTTGCTCGGTAAATCTAATCCGTATTATGTTTAAGAATGTAGCATAACAACTAAATAAGCTAATTACAGCGTACATCTTCGGGTGTGCGCTGTTTTTATACCACAGGGTGTAGCATTTTTGCAACGCCCTTATTTTTATGCAGAAAGGATGTGAAACATATTGGATAACACAACCGTGGGCGAAATCGGCTTAAATCTTGTACTGAACAGGCAAGGCTTTTCTAAATCGCTTAATGCAGTGCAGGAGCAGGCAAACAGCGTAAGCAATAATATGAAAAGCTCACTTAAAAAGCTCGGCTCTGCCATTGTTGCTGCGTTTTCGGTAGCGGCGATTAAGCAGTTTGGCCAGCAGTGCATTGAATCGGCGGCACAGGTCAATGCGGCAAATTCTCAGTTTGAGCAGACTTTCGGTTCAATGGAATCACAAGCAAAAAGTGCAATTCAAAGTGTTGCAAAGGAAAGTGGTATTCTCGAAACCCGATTGCAGGGTGTGGGAACGAGTATTTATGCTTTTGCAAAAACCACAGGTATGGACAGTGCCAATGCATTGAATATGATGCAAGAAGCTTTACAGGTAACAGCCGACAGTGCTGCATATTATGACCGTTCACTCGAGGACACCGCAGAAAGCCTTAAATCTTTTCTCAAAGGCAACTTTGAAAACGACGCCGCACTAGGTCTGTCTTGTACAGAAACTACAAGAAACGCAGCGGCCAACAAGTTGTACGGTAAATCGTTTACGGAACTTTCAGAATCACAGAAACAGCTTACTTTACTTGAAATGGTAAAAGACGCAAATAAACTTTCGGGTGCTATCGGACAAGCAAGCAGAGAATCAGACGGTTGGGAAAATGTAACAGGCAACTTAAAAGAGAGCTGGAATCAGCTCCTTGCGGTTATAGGCAAGCCAATTTTGCAAGTAGCAACGAATATTGTGCAAAAGCTTTCTTCGGCTATCGCAAAACTTACAGAGTACGCCAAAGGGGCGATAAATGCGCTTTCAAAGCTGTTCAACTGGGACGGAGATGATACAGCAAACAGCATTTCAGCCGCTGCAAGCTCGGCAGAAAATTTGACCGATGAGGCAGAAAGCGGTTCAAACTCATTAGAAAGTGTTGCGGATAGTGCAGAAAAAGCAAAGAACAGCGTTGCAGGTTTTGACAAGCTGAATGTTCTCACTAAATCCGATAGCGGCGGTTCAGATGCTTCCGCAAGTGATACAGCAAGCAGCAGCGGAACTTCTGTTGCAAATGCTGTTGTTAAAGATACAAACAGCGGCGTTTCGGGTGCTTTTAAAAATCTGTACGAAAAGAGCGGATTTAAAGGTTTTGTGGATAATGTTCAAAAGGGCATTAATAAGGTTGATTGGTCGGCTATCGGCAAAAATTGTGAGTCGATATTCAAAAATTCTGTTCCGGTAGCTCAAAATTATCTTAAACAGGTGCAAAAGGTCGGTAAATCTGCATTCGGTGCGGTAGGTTCATTTGTCGGCGGAGTGGTACAGGTTAGCGGTAAACGGCTGCAAACACTGACGGGCGGTGTTGCAAAATGGCTTGATAGGGACAAGAATAAAATCAACGGCTTTATTACAACCATTGGCGACAATTTCAGCAAAGGCTACGATAATTTATCGACATTCTTTGAAAAGGGTTTTGATGTCATCGGGCAGAGCGTTGACAGAGTTCGCCCACAAATGGAGGACGCAATTTCAAATCTGCTCAGCGGTTTTACAGATTTCGGCGGTGCGGTCGGAACGATTTTCTCGGAGGGCTTTAGTTTAGCTACCGAATCACTTGTAAAATGGATTGACAATGACGGTGCAACTATCGGAGAATTTTTTGACAATATTCAACTTCAAATGGCAGATGTTATGAACTTCGTGGGCGGCGTATTTTCAGACATCGGTAACTTCCTGCTTGGCTGGTGGGACGGCGAGGGCGGTTCTGAGATTTTTCAGAATGTGTGCGATATGTTCTTTAATATCGGCACAACGCTTATGAATGTTTATAATGATTGGATTATGCCTGCGTGGAATTTCATTGTCGGAGTATTTCAGTCCGCATGGACAGATTGCCTTAAACCGATTTTTGAACAGCTATGGACTGTTTTCGGCAAGGTTTGCGACTATATTGCAACAATATGGAATAATTGGCTTTTACCGTTTGTGAATTTCATAAGCGATACATTAGGCCCTGTGTTTAATACGGTACTGAGAAATATTCAAAGCATTTTTGAAACAGTATTCAGAGTTATAGGCGATGTTGTGGGCGGTATTTTAAAATCGTTCGGCGGTCTTATTGACTTTATAACAGGTGTTTTTTCGGGCAACTGGGAAAAGGCTTGGAACGGTATCAAAGACTTTTTCGGAGGTATATGGGACGGCATATGGGGCATTATCAAAGGCTTTGTTAATCTGATAATTGACGGTATAAACCTATTGCTGACAGGTATATATACGGTTGTAGCCGCTATCGTTAATACTATCGGCGGTATAGCTGACGCAATCGGTTCGATTTTCGGGCAGGAATGGGGTTGGTCAATGCCTAACGAACCTGTTCTTATTCCGCATCTTGCAACAGGCGGACTTGTCAAAGCACCGACACTTGCGGTAGTCGGAGATAACGCAGGCGCTAATTCGGGCAATCCGGAAGTTGTTGCGCCGCTTAGCAAGCTACAAGGTATGATTAATACTTCTAACGGCGAGGATACAGTGATTCTCGGCGAAATTCTGTCGTATCTTAAAAAGCTGTATGAGATGTTCGTAATATTCAGAAACAACGGCGGTAACTACTATCAGTTTGTCGCTGAAATCAACGGCAATGATATTTTTAACGAAATCGTAAAGCAAAACGAACTTTATAAAAACCGCCATAACGGCAAATCGGCATTTGCGTAAAGGAGGTGCAGTATGTCAAATTATAAAGGTTATTTACTAAAATTCGGAAATACCGAATTTCCTAATAACTATTTCGCTGAATATTCGTCAACACCTGATCAGCGTATGGACACTGACGCAGAGCGTGACGATATCGGAACTTTACAGCGCACAACCTTACCAACGGGCAAGACAAGTATTACATTTTCTACTCATATTTTGCACCTTGACGAAAAAATCAATATGCAGAATATTATTAATTCTGCAATCGTGAACACAGTACAACGCAAATGCTATGTTACATATTGGAACGATGAAACCAACTCATATGACAGCGGATATTTTTATATTCCCGATATTGAGTTTTCGGTTATGGACGCAAGCAAGACCGATATTCTCTACAACCCGATAAGCATTGAGCTTATTGAGTATTAAGGGGGTGCGGTATGATAAATTTAACAGATGAGGTCAAAAAGCAACTGTTGAACGACAGCTTGCAAAGGGAAATAATTATCAGCTTTCCTGACGACGATATTCCCAACATCACGGGCGAGAATATTGTATCTGAAAGTCTTGAACTTACGCAGGCAATCAGTGACGGCAAGGAGTTTAAACTCGGCGGCTGTATTGCAGGTCAGCTTACTGTAAGAGTGATAAATGTTGATACAGAGCTTAACGGCAAACGCATTAAAGTTATAATGAAACAGTCATACAGCAAGGGGCTTTTATTTCCCTCCGATACAGTATTGCCGAGTGCAGATTTATATTGCGGTTATCAGTCTGGAGTTATTGAGATGTCGCTATTCTGCGGTACTGTCAACAGCTCATCAAGACAGAAAAACAGGGCGGTAAAGGAAATTATCGCATATGACGATTTATACCTCGCTTCGCAAAAATACGCTTACAACTACTTTACAAGCCTTGCGATTTATTCGCCAAAAATAAGTTTATATGATTTGAGAGTATATCTCTGCAGCAACTTTTTAAAAGATTATGATTACGAAAACGAATTTACAGGCTTTAATGACAGCAATGAGCTGTCACTGAAATTGGATCTTGTAAAATCGGTTTTCAATGACAAAACCACGATAGCGGACTTGTTGAGTGCGTACTGCGAACTTAATGCTTGTTTTGCAATTATGAGCGGAGAGGGCAAGATAAAGTTTATTCAAATTTTAAATCCTAAAACCGAGGTCGTTGACAACTACAGCAACCTCGACTTTGAGGAATACATAACACGCAGTATTAATCTTATTAAGTTTAAGTACAACAAGGACAGCTATTTTTCGTACGGTCATACAGAAGAAGAAAAACAAAGTTGGTATATATCGGACAACATAATTACTGCTTGCTGTACAGACATTGCAGGTATTGTTACAAGTTTTAACGATAATAAAGGTAACAACTACATCTTTTACAATTTGTATGCTTACAGGCCTTTTAAAGCTGATGTTTACGGCAGGTGGTGGCTCGAATGTGGCGACAAGGTGAGCATAAAAACAGGCTTTACGGACACGGAAACGGTTGATAGCTTTGTTTTTGAGCGCACACTTAAAGGTACTAACGGAATGAGAGTTGGTATTACGGCGAATGGTACAGAATATTTAGGAAAGGATGAGATAAATGAGTTACAGCAAAATTAATTGGGTTGACGGAGCTGTTCCGGCGCTGAACGCAACAAACTTAAATCATATGGATGACGGTATCTACAACAACAGTGTGGACATAGCGCTTGCGGATGGCAACATCCACACGCTAAGCGAGAGAATAATTGCGATTAACACAGCCTTATCTGCAAAGGCAGATAAAACCGAGCTTGAAGATGAAATAACAGACATTGACGAAACAGTGACAATGAAGATTAATCTTAAAGCTGATAAGGCGAATACTCTTGCCGGTTACGGAATTACAGACGCTTACGATAAAACATATCTGAATAGGGCATTAAATGACAAACTTATCAAAATGCCGTTTGATACCGTGCCTGCGGCAAACAGCCCAAATTATGTTACAAGC